GCCAGGACGACCTTTTTATGTGTCTGAAACACATTTAACGAATGATATGCTGGTAGAGGGAAGACCAGCTGCTCGGAAGATATGGACTACGATGTTGAATCTTTGTCGGAATGTATGCGAATCAAATTGGGATGAGAATAGGAAGCAATTAGCAGCGAAGTGGAATAAATTAATGCATATGCTGAATGGCAATACTGCTTTTGATCTTGGTTGGTTGTCAGAAGGCGCGTTTATGCAAGCAATGGATGTTAAGTTTACAGATGATTGGGTAAAAATAAAAATGGTGGATGGTGATTTTGCCATACCGTGTGATGTGGTGACATTGGATATGATGAGTGAAGATGAATTTGTGGTTCACATGGCTAATCGATTGGAGGAGGTATCACCATTACGGTTTATTGATCGGCTATGGAGGAGTTTGTCTCAGAAAATTGATGTGGTTGGTGTTGAGAGTGAGAGTTGGGATGACTTCGGCTTAAAGAAAGGGAAAGTAGGTGATATGAATATTTCTAAGAATAATGGTAGTGTGAGTGGGAATAGAGAGAGTGTACCGATTATTGAGAAGAATGCGAGATGGGGTGAACCGAGGAGTGGGTCTGGAAATGGCAAGATGAATGGGGCATGGAGTGGGAAGGAAAAAGTTGATGCTAATGGTTGGGTTGTAGATGCTAAAACTGGGGCTATGGGGGTTCCAAAAACTAAACAGCAATGGGAGAAACAGGTAAAGAAGAGGTTGGATATAGCAAAAGGTTTTTCTTGCGCTCAAGACATGGCTGATTGGCTGGTGAAGTCGAAGGTAAAACATGCTCCTCAATTCGTTGCTGAAATATATAATGTATCTACTTTCAATAAGGATGAGGAGAATAGCGTGTATTGTAGGTTTTTGAAAAGTTACATTTCTGGGCTAACTACTTTAGAGGTGGTAGGTTTGCTTGTGGATTGGGTGCCTGAATTGGTGTTCGAGAGGTCAAGTTATTGGTGGCCATTTTATGCTGATAAGGTGCTGGGGGTGGAATCTGATGTCGTGGGTCGGGCGGTGAATGTCGTAAATCTAGTGCGGAAAGTGTATGATTCTGGGGGAATAAGGACTGTACGCTTCATTGATGAAGCTCAACACCTTAGGGTGCGTGCGTTGAAACACAACGCTCTAATGCATGCTCAAAATGGTAATATCGTTAGTTGTGGTGGAAGTTATTTGTCACGTAAATTGAGAAATAAGTTGGTTCACGCTCTGAATGGTAATACTGAGTTTCCGGAAAATATGGTAGACGTGAAGGCTATGTTAGACATTAAAGTGGTAACTAAAAAACCAACAAAAAAGAAGATGGATTTGATTGCTTATGCTGCTCAATTTAATAAGATACCTGTGGGGTATGCTGGTAATAACTGGAATTTTACTAATACGTCGTATATTTCTGCTCCTTTCCTAACTGTTGCTAATAATATTACAGTTCCTAGACAGCTAATGCCACAGGAGGTGGTTGGTTTATCTCGGTCTTATTTCCCTGATGGAGCTGCAGCTAATCCTGTTAATTCGGTGCAGAGGATGACTCTTTATAATTGCCAAATGCATGATAATGTAGGGGTGCCACTGATTAGGACGCAGTTAGGTATGGATGTGCATGCTATGGTGTCAGACAAGGGAATATTTAATGCAAATAGGAATTGGTTGGTCGCAGGAGGATTCTCACCAACTGACGTTGTTGATATTGCTAATGATGCCTCAACTAATGAGGTGATAATGGAGTCTGCCTATATGAAGCTGATTTGCCAGCTAGGGCTCACTAATAATAGGAATCAGGACGTGCTATCTAATATATATAATTTAAATCAGGGTGATTTAAATGATGTTTGGACTAATACATTTAACAATATACCTGTTGTGCCAGGGATTAATAATTCTGCTATCTTTGGTGAGGCCTGTGGGGGTAACGATCCTACTTTTCCATTTGAACCCAATCTTGCTGCACCTGAAGGTCTTGCCTTGGGAAAGGGTGTGTTACGGTTCCATGCTAGTATTGTTACTGTTCCTGTGGAAAATAGGGCTAATGCGTTGTTTGTGCCAGCTTGGTTGATGAGTTCATTAGCTGGATCTCAATTTGCTGTATATTTAATGGTGTTGATGGTTGCACCTTGGCCATATGCCATGCATACTACTGGTATCACTGTGTCTGATCCTCAAAATGATTTACCTCACGAGATAAACTCGATAGATATGATTTCGACTTTACGTATTCCTGGGGCTGAATTCGTTGACGTTATATTACCAAAGAGTTGGGGAGGTAGACCACCTCAGAATGCGAACGAAGCGGACGGGTTACCAGTTGTTAGACCTAGTACTGGTACTTTTGCTACTGCTAATCTAGCGCCTAACTTATTGCTCGACGTAAATTTTGTTAATGGGGCTATAATTGAGTATCCATTGTGTGATTTTTTGATGACTTTTTGGCAAGACATAAGTACGAGTACGATTACTACTTTCATGTCAGAGCTACGGAAGATGATGGGACCAAACGATGGGATGGAAGAAGCTTTCCGCAAGGTTTGTTACGCTACTACCACTTACAATAATTTTGTTGCTACTAACCCTAATATTGGAGGATTGTTTTTAAATTCTGCTCAAGCGCTATTTTGGAATTGGAGATTACCTGATGGGATGGTGCGAGTGCCACTTGTAGGGGATTTTCCTGTTGATACTACGGAGTACACTGCAAATATGTTTGTGGGGAGAGTTCAGGAGAGGATGTTGTCAAAGCTATTTTGTGGGACACATACTGTTGTATCTCAAGGTATGTATGAACCTATGCCTAATTATTTGAATGCTAGACCTCTGAGGTACTACATGGCTCTAGTGGGTAGATCAATAGCTGTGGTGTTTCAAACTTTTTATCGCCGTTACAGTGTGACGCCTGATCTGCTTAATAATGTTTTTGCTAGGACGGATTTGGTTGGTTATCGTGAATATTTATCAGGACTATTTGTGAATGGGCCATCTAGAAATCGGGGGCAAAACTTTGGGCCAGCAGCGCTGAAAGCTATGTTGCAGTCGTATTATGGATCATTAATTGGTTGGGATCAGACCGTGCCTACTGGAATCGTATCTTTATTTGGATCGAGAATATTCTCGCAGGGTATCAATCAATATATGACTTGTATAAACGGGAACTTAAATGCTGCTCTGCCTGTTTTGGTGATATCCATGTTACCTGATTTGTGGTATCAGCTTGCTATTAATATTGAAGGGTGTTGTCCTAGACCATTCAGCCCGTTCCCTATAGGATTTCGAAGAGATAGTTTGTCTGGTATTGTGCATGATGATTGGGTGCTCTATACGGCTGTGAATAATGGGTTTTTTGGACCATGGTTGCCCCTGGAACATATGGTGCTAACCGTGAATATGTTGAGTGTATTCGATACAGAAGATGATGAAATATGGAATGATAGGCTTGCTTGGCACATGGGCGGGAATGCGAATGTAATCGGTATTACTGATCTAGGTGGAAACGGGTTGCTTGGGACAATGGCGCCACAACAGACGATGGGATTGTGGTTCGGGACGCAAAGTAGATTGGTGGCTAATCAGACTTGGTTTGATATACAAGCATGTTGTACTACATGGATGCCTAAGTTGACGAGTGCTGGAGTTCGGTGTTTCATACAATGGAATCAAAATGTGCATAATATTATAGCTGGGGGTTTGATTGGGCAAATAGTGCCTACCGTGCCTACGTGGAATATAGGTAAAATTCGTGTTAAGGAAGTGCATTTGCAGAATTATGCACAGGGTTCTAATGTTGCTCAAATGTTTGATGAGTATGGGACGTTTGATGATGGGGGAGGGGGTGATAATTCAATTGTTATTAGCCAGCTTGAAGCTGGTGATAACAAGGATTTTTAAATTATGATCCTTCTGCTGCCACCGTGCAGTCGGATCGGTTCGTTGACTTTTTAGTCAACTCCGGTGGGTTACGATTTGAAGTTGCTAGTGGGTTTGTTGCCTCGTTAGTTGCTAAGGATTATGATAAAATGTATGTGCAAGCTGTCGTTCTTGTCGGCTTGGGGAAAGTCATGAGCACTAATGAGTTCAGACAACTCGTGGAGAGTAATACCTCGCTAGTTAACCCAGAATGGTACCCAACTACTACGGTAGCTACTATAGTTGCTAAGATAGGATACATCACGCCGAAAAAACCAAAAGGGCCGTTGCCTGCCGAATTCGTTTCAACCGTGTCTTTCTTGATCGAATCGATAGTCCCAGGCGGCTATCTGACTGCTGCAATAGCAGATATCGAAGATCTGTATGTGCTGTTATTTCCTTTCCGAACGAAGACAGACAAAAATATCAGACGAGCACGTTTCGCTGACTTCGTGCCAGCCTTGCTCAGTAAATACACCGTGGCTCAACTTTTTTACATGTTTTATTCCTTTCACGGATTTGATTATATCACTGCTACTAATCTATTTATGGCTTCTCTCTTGTTGTCCGCATCTGGATCTGATGTAGGCAAGAAGTTAGAGTTTTTCGATTTGATGGAAGCTGTCGGAGCTTTTGATGGTGATCTTGAAGATTATATAGCTGCTACGAAAGTTGTGACTAATTTTATCAAAACTACCCCATGTGAAGAGTCGTTGCTTATTTTCGTTGAATGTGCTGGTTTAACAGGGTTTAGGAACCCTCCATTTCCAGGATTTGATTATGTTGCTGAAACTGAAAAATTAGCACACCCACCAACTGTTAACCACGATTTTCTCCATTATAAGGTGCGGGATGCAATCAAGGAAGTAGTTGATTTTAAAGCAGGGCCTAGACCCTATAGATCATTTAAACAATACTTGTATTCCGGTGATTGGCAGACGTCTGGATCAAGTTCTGAAGGGCGAGTTCATTGGACCGACGGCAAAGAAGAGGGAGAAATAAAAGCTAGAAAGAATTTAGCCTATGATGTCGTCGATCTTCAATCGCTGTATAGAAAATGTCTCAATAATAAGAAACAAAGGAACGTGTCTATCATTAAATCGGAGCTCGGTAAAATTAGAATAGCTGTTGCTTCAGATCTTGAAGGCTATTTGACTATGAGTTGGATCAAT